TGCAAACTCCAGACAAAGTTGTAACCAAGTCAAGGTGGGCATAAAGCTCATCGAGTACATTTATGGCAATTGTTTCTGCTTGTTCGACTCCCTGACCTTCTTTAGATTGTTCCTGATAAACATTTATCATAAAGGAGTGTCTTCTCAAATTACGGGCAGTATCCGCAAATTCTCCATCTCCTTCTTGTATTGTCAAGGTTGCAAAAGGATAATTTCCACTAGGATTACCAGTATCAAAACCAGAAGCTGACTTTAAAGATCCCATTGCATTTAAAGATGTCAGAATTTGACTTTTAATTAATGATATGGACATATTAATGTACTAAATTGTTAAGAAACGAAAATGCATGGCTGGAAACTGCAGATTCAATCCAGTTGTAAGTTCTTGAAACAAAAGGATTAGCTGGTGTTCCTCTTTGTTGAATACTTTTGGCAATAGCAAAAGCTATTTTCATATCAACTCCAAAGTACTGGCTAATAGAAAAAACGTTGGGCATATATCCTGGTCTTGATCCTGTTTCAACTGGTTTACCATAAGGATTTCCTGGTCTAGCGTTTGTTGCCATTGGTTCAATTACTCTTGTAAAAGTATCTGGAACGGTTACCGTTATACTTTTAGATAACGCTCCAGTCTTGTAAGGTGCTTCGCCTCTCATTCTTCCTTTGGTTTCAGTTGCTAATCTATCCAGCATAATTCTTGCCTCATTTGGTCCTCTTGCTACAATATTATGTAAACTCTGCGTAACTTCTGGTACTCCTTCAATTCGTATACTTAATTGCATATTATTCGTTTGTTTCAAACTCCGTCAAAAGAAGTTCTGTATGCGGTATAAGGTCAGGACTTTGCCAGTTTGTTTTCCCTCGAACCATCATCACTTCTCCTGTCACTTGCATAACTATTTTATCTCCCTCTAAAATTCCAGATGCTGTAGTAAAGCCAATATAAGCTTGTCCAAAAACTCCTCCAGCAATAATCGTATCTTCAGAATTTGCTGGCTGCGTATTAATTGCGAGATTTGAAAGGGGGACATATAACTGATATGATTCTTTATTAGAATTATTACTATCAGGTTGAAGTCTCCATATATCACAAACCCTGTCTAATATTAATGAAATGTTAATATCCTCCTTTCATAATTTTAAAACCATCCACTTGCGACTCTGTAATGGTCAAGTACTCTAAATGCATCAATTTGAAGGTCGGAACGCCCATCAGAACGCTCTCTCCATCTTTTACTTATTCTTCCCTGAGTTAAAGAAACTAACCCTTCTTTATTTGCATGTCTCATAAATACATCACTCGCTAATAAAGTTGTAGCATAAGCAATATCTTTCGGTATAGATGTATAACCAGCAATGTAGTTTATCTTTGTATACCAACGGGAAAACTTAATCTCAGAGAAACCTGCAATCAAAATACTATTTCCTGAAATCGTTAATTCGTCATTTGGGTAAACTATTACATTGGCTTGAACGGGAATAATATATCTATTTGTACTGTCATCTGTTAAATCCAATGTAATGCTGTCTGACCCTCTCCAAAGTTGTAAGCTGGAAAGCGAGCTAATCGGACGTTTTCTTGGATGAATTACTAAATTCAAGTCTCCATCGACTCGTGCATCATTTAGTTCTCCAGTTATCTGTTCATTCCAAAGACCTGACGCTGTCACATAGCCTAAGTAGTTATTAACTTGCTGTTCTGCAGCACCAATCCAAGTTTCTACTTGTGATTCGAATGAAGAGTCTACGTCAACAAGTAATAAATTTTCTAAATCTGTGATTGTTGCATATTGAAATTGTGATGCCATATCATTTTACCTTACCCTAGACATTATTAGTTCTTTCTGTTGGACCTGAGAAAGAACTCATCAGGTCCAACAATAATGCCTTAAAGCATTTTACGCACCCACTGTAAATTCGTGTTGGTAAATTTCTGCTATAACTTTAAGAACAGTTGCTTCAAGAATGAAGCTTACGTAAGAGAATGATGTAGATGGTACATCAACTCTGGACATGGAGATTAAATCCTCCATCTCGATCCAGTTTTCTCCTCCTGGAGACTTCTCTGTTAGAAGAAGACCTCCGTAACCTACAAAACGACTTGGTTTAACATCGATAAGAGATTGTGTCACAGGATTAACAAGTCTTGCCAAAGCAAAACCTCCAGTTATTCCAGCAACTTCTCCCTGAGAAATCACTCCACGGTGTATTCCACCAGAGTGTTCCAAATCATCGGCCAAAGCCTGAAGTTGTCTTGCAGATGCAACTAAAAGAGTCGGATCTCCACCTACTGCATAAAGCGTTCGGCAGAAAGCTCCTACTCCTGATGCTGTCAAGAAAGTTGTATTTCCTGAGTTTGTGGTGATTTGATCGTTGAGTCCGTCAAATTCAAGAGCACTGTTGTCAGCGTCTCCTGCGATTATGAGTTCCTCTTCACCAAGCATAACCTCGTACATCTTTGCCCTTTCACGAGAAGCTTGCATATCAGGTTCACCATCACGACCCTTGGAAGCGGCCAAAGCCATCCCTCCAACCTCTAACTTTCTTCCAAGAAGTTTGTATGCCTCGCTTCTTAGAGCGTAAGTTTGAGTGGTCTCGCTAGGAGATCCTGCATCAGCAAAGCCTATCGCAGTTGCAGTTCCAGCTCCTACATTTCCAGAAGGATGCATTTTAGACTGAAGATTAGAAGTCATTACCTTCCAATCAGCAGCTTGCCCTTTACCTTTAGACCTAGGAAACCTATTTCTTAAAGGTGTGTCAATAGGAACTAAGAACTTTATTTTCTCATCCAGATTTTCTGGAGAAAAAACAGATCTTGCTGTCGGAGAATATGAATAAGTGCTGACTGTTTCAGCTGCTTTCATTAACTCCTCTTTGATTTGCTGTAAAGCTTCATCAATCATTGGATTTGCCATAATTATATTTCACCCCCTTTCCTTTCTATTTCAAATGTGGCTTATCTAGGATGTAGCCAGAACATCCGTTAAGCTTTAGCTAACAGCCCTTCTTTTTCAGCCATTAACTCAAAAGCTTCTTCCCAATACTTACCTTCTTGGTATTTAGCCAAGGACTTATTCTTCATTTCCTCAAGTTCGTCGAGCCTCTTTTTAATTTCATCAACTCTAACATTACTTACAGGTTCTTCACCTTTAGTAACCACTTTAGGAGAAGAAACTTTAGAGGGAACTTCTTGTTCCTCAAGTTTCTTAATCCTTTCATCGAACGAGGATATCTTCTCGGAAACTCCATCTAACTTCTTACCAAGTACATCCATTGATTCGGAAATTTTCTGAATTGGTTCAGAATCTTCTTCAACAACGGCTGGTTCTTCAACTGGAGCTTCTTCTGCAGGAGCTTCCTCTTTAGGAGCTTCCACTACAGGAGCCTCTTCAGCTGGAGCTTCTTCTACAACTGGTTCATCTTGTTTTGAAAGATCATCCAATTTTTGAAGGATCGTACCAAGCTTGGTAAGGGCTTCATCCAGTTTGCTGACGGATTCTTTTTTCTCTTCAACAACGGCTGGTACTTCAGGAGCTTCTTCTGCTGGAACTTCTTCCGCAGGAGCCTCTTCAGCTGGAGCTTCCTCTTTAGGAGCCTCTTCAACAGGTTCCTCTACAGGAGTCTCTTTTTCAGTCTCCTCTACAACGGGTTCATCCTGTTTCTTAAGTTCCTCAATTTTCTTTTTAGCCATTTTCTTCTCACCTCCTTTCTGCTCATCAAAGTTTTCTATTTTTTTAGATTCAACTTTGATATCAACTTTTATATTATCTTCATCTTGTTTTTTTCCCATTATTCGTGAATGACAAATAGCAATTGCACTTTCTTTTTTAGTTCTTCCCTTTTGAGGTTTAAACGAAGAATTAGACATAATACCACTAACACATTTGTCCATTTCATCTAATTTGGAGTCTGGTATACCTGGATATGGAATATTAGTTTCCCCTCTTTCTATAAGTAATTTGGATTCTTTTTGCCCCCAGAAACCACTTAACGAAGCTTATTAGTAAATTGTCCAAGGCAATCTTTAAACCGAATTGTTTTTTGACCCAGCTAAAAGTTTTCATTTCAACAAAAAAACACGAATCACTGTGATTCGTGTTGACAAAAAGGCCCAACACCTTATAGATATACAACAAATGTCAAATTAAATCTAAAAAGATATTACTTTTAGATTCACTTTGCTTTAAACCCACTAAATCTCTTCTGTGGTAAATCAGACCTTCTACCAACAAATCTTTTAGATGGCTTCACTGATTTCGGTTTAGCGGAAAAAACAGAACGGGAAGAAGGATTAATCTGATAAGTATTTACTGTTTCCGCCATTTAAGGATTTCTTAGATCATTAATAATTCCTGGTTCTTCTGGTTTAGGAGATTCTTCTGGTTTATCAACTGGAACTTCTTCTACTGGTTCTTCCTCAACAACCACTTCTTCTTTTACTACTTCAACTTCATCTTTTGGCATAAAATTCACCTCTATCCCAAAGCTTTCTTTACATTTTCAAAGTATCCTGAAGTCCAAGAACCGTTGATGAATTTCTTAAGGTCTACTTTCTTTTCCTCTTCTTCAGCAACTTTCGGCATAGTTGTGTACTTTTCAAGCTCCTGGAAGTTTATGTCGTAAAGGATCTTGTCGAATTTAACTTTATCTTCTTGATTAAGAATCTTTACTGCCAAGTTCTTGAGAACTGATAATGCCGTAGAAAGCTCCTTTGTAGATCTACCTTCGTACTGGAACATATCCAAAGTCATTCTTAGTTCTCTAGCTAAATCTAATATGTGTCCTGCAACCATAAGTTCTGTATGTTTCATTTCCATTGGTTTATTAGTTGGTTCATGATCTAATTTTACCATTGTAAATACAGCTTCGGGATTTGCTGGCCTGTCAACCAATGATATCTCATTTAAAGATAGTTCTTCAATAGTATTATC